GTTCGCTCTTGTTGGCCAGGTAATTCCGCCAGCTCTGGAAATTCGCCAGGTTCGCCCCGTAGGCTGCCCGGTTCAGCCCCTCCGTGGTGGCCATCCCGCTCAGGGCGTTCAGCAGGCTGTTCTGCTTGTCCTGGTATTCGGCCAGCGCCTGGCTGCGCAGGCTTGGCAGTGCGTTGTCAATGCCCGCCAGGGCCTGCCGCTGGTTCTGGGCGGCCACGCTGTCTGCATAGCTGGAGCCATACCCGCCTGCCAGGTTGACCGCATTGGCCTTGGCATTGTCTGCGGCCGCCTGGGCGCTCTGGGTGGCCCGCTGGCGGTACTGCTGGTAGGCGTCCACTGCGGTGTTCCAGTCAAAGCCGCTGCCCACCTGGCCGGTCACGGCATCCATGGCCTCTTTGTTCTGGTTCACATAGTCCGCCGGGCTGTTGGCCGCCCACTGCCGTTCGGCCTGCTCCGCCGCGTTCATTCTCCGCTTGCTGCTTCCAATCGCCATATTTTACATCCTCCTTACAGTATCCACGGCAGCAGCATGGCTGCACCCGCCAGCACGCTGCCCCAGAATCCCCGCTTGCTCGAGCGCTCCTGCTGGTAGGCGTTCACAGCGCTGTTGTATTCGTTCTGCGCATAGCTCAGGTCATTGTAGTACTTGTCCACGTTGGTCTGCCATTCCTGCCGCGCCAGCTCGTCCTGCTTCTGCAGCGTTCCCAGCTGGTTGCTCAGGTCGCTCTTCTTGGTGTTGTATTCGTTGTAGGCCTGGTTATACAGGCTGTCCGCCACGCTTGCCAGCCCGTTCATGGTGTTCTGGTAGGCGGTCTGCCCGCTGCTGGTGCCCCAGCTGTTGCCGTAGCCGCCGCTGCGGGCCGCTGCCTGGGCCGTGGCGTCCTCGCTGGCCAGCTCCGCGCCCCGGGTGTAGCGGTTCTTGTACTGCTGGTAGGCCATATCCTTGGTGTAGTCGTAGCTGAACCCGTTCTTGTTCATGTCGTTCAGCTTGTTCTGCACCCCGTCGATCTGGTTTTTGTACTGGCTCTCATAGTCCCCCGGCTTATTTGCCTCCAACTGATCCAGGTTGTACCGGGCCTGCTCCACCCGGCTGCTGTATCTATTCGCCATTTTAATCTCCTTTCAACCCCATGGCCGTCAGCTTGTCCCGCATGGCATCCGAAAAATTACTCTCGTCCAGGTTCCGCAGCATGTACATGGTCTGATCCCGCAGCTGCATCAGGTAGTTGTTGATGGCCCGCCGGTCTTCCGGTGCCATGTTCTCGCTCAACTTCGGGAGACTGATCTCTCCCAGCCTTGTAATATCCGCCATATCCATCATCCTTTCTGGCGTCACACCGCAGGGCCCACACTCCTGCGGCCGCTTATACCCAAGCGGCCTGGTTCCGTGGCCCTATCTGCCAAGGGCCATCCTCCCTCTGTCGCTTGCAGCGCCATCTCCCTCCGGCCGGAGGGAGTCTTTCCTGTTAGGGGAGCTGTCTGCGCAGCAGACTGAGAGGTTACGCTCCCGCCACCCGGTTGCCCCGGCTGGCCGCAAAAGTAAATGCAATGCTCCGCACCGCGATCTGCCCGGTGCCGGAAATGCGCAGCCGCAGGGTGTCGTGCCGGGCAGGCACAAAGGGCAGATTCACCCGCACCCAGCGGTTCAGCACCGCCGCGTCTCCCAGCGTCTCCCAAGCCCCGCCGTCATAGCTAGCCTGTACCCGTACTACGCTGTAGGCCAGCGCGTCCACCCGCAGCGTCACCCGGCTCACATACTTGTCGTCCGGGCCCGTCAGCCCAATGTCTCCTGTCGTGGCCGTAAAGTCCACTTTTTTCTCCACCGCTGCCTGGGCCTCGTCGGTCTCCCGGTCGCTCTCCCGGTCCGGTTCCGCAGCCCACAGCGCCTCCCCGTCCCACAGGTAAAGCTGCTGCCGGGTGGAGCACATTTCCCAGCCGGCCGTTTTCTGCCCGTCGCCGGTGTCCTCTTCATGCCACAGCTTCCGCTCCGTGTCGTACACTAGCAGCCGTGCCCGGGTCCCGGTGGCCTGCGGCACCCGGGTGTACAGGTAGTACCGCGCATCCAGCGCTGCCCCTGCCGCATACCGTGCGTTCATCAGGCTCGTGCGGTCCAGCATAGTGGAAACGTTCACCGGCAGGCTCCCGTCCCAGGCCATCACGCCCTCGCAGCTCAGGTAGTACAGCGTTTCGTTGATCACGCTCAGGCTCCGGCTTGCTCCCTTTGCCACACCTCGGCACTGGGTGCTCACCACCTGATAGTCCGCCGGGCGGCTGCCATAGATTTTGTGGATCGTGTTCTCTTTAAAAAACAGCACATATCCCATGCAGGTGGCCGCCCCGGTAAAGCCGCCCTCGCTGCCCACCGTCACCGCGTAGCTGTCGGAGGCTATGCCGTTGTAGCAGTACCAGTTGGTCGGGTCGCCCTGCTTGCAGCTGTAAATGATGTTCTCCTTGGAGTTGCAGCCCCATACCCGGTTTGCATTCTCGGTCACATATTCCAGTTCCGGCACCCGCCGCTGCGCTGCTGCGGCAGCCCCCTCAAAGGTCTTCGCCTCGCTGCTATCCAGGCTTGTCCACTTCGTCCTCTCCGCCGTGATGGCAAACGTTCCAAAATAGGCCTTGCTCTCCTGCGCGGGCACACCTGTCACCACCACACTGTCCCCGTCCAGCTGCTCAATGTTCATCTCGCCGTTCACATTCCCGGCCAGGTACGTTTCCACCTTGTCCGGGATACCGCTCACGGTCATGGTGTCGCCTTTCTTAAACCCTGCGGCAGCCAGCCCCGGCATCGTCAGCCGTACATGATCCAGCTTGATCTCCACCCACTTCTCCATCTTGGCGTCGTACTGTTCCAGCACGCTCACATAGGCCCAGGGGGTGGCCTCATCGTTCACTTTCAAAAACAGCAGCCCGTCTTTTGGTTCTTCCGGCTCCTTGGCCCCGTACTCTTCCACCTCGTAGGTCTTGCCGCCTGCGTCGCAGGGGCTCACCTCCACCGTCCCCTCGCCCTGGGCCCAGCTGGCTCCCAGGTCTTCCAGTTTTCCGGTCTTGGTGTCAAAGCTCTTGGCGTCCGGCCAGATGAGGATTTGGGTGCCCATCCCCACCATGATCTTTGCCGTGTCTGTCACCGCATCGGTCAGCTCAAAATAGGGGGTCCCGGCGCTGCCGTCCACGTCGTCCTGCACATAGGTCAGGGTGGTCCCGGTGCAGGTCAGCCGCCCGTTCAGGTGATACATTCCGTTGCAGTTGGCCAGTGCTCCCAGCTTCCGCCGGGGGTTCCGGGTCTGTAACGCCGGGTATCCCTGGCTGGAAAAATTCATCTCCTCGGTAAACTCCGCCTCCCCGCAGGCGTAGCTCTCGTTCAGCCCGCCAAAGGCCGTCAGGATGCTCCGCCCGCTTTGTAAGCTGTACAGGCTTGGCAGGTTCATCTCAGTACCTCCATTTCGTTGCCATCTTGGGCAGGTAGTGCTGGCGGCACCACACCGCAAAGCCCTGCTGTGCCGTGTTCGCCAGCTGCATCTCGTTGGCATACCGCTCTGTCTCGCCCAGGGCTGCATCCATCTGGGCGCACAGGTAGTGCGGGTAATAGTCGTCATAGGGCTCCGGGGCCAGCAGCTGGGCGTCCTGCCGCAGCAGCTCCTGCTCCGGGTCGTACAGCACATCTGCCCCAACGTCGTCAAAGTCTGTGGTGTCGCTCCGGCTCA